TATTTTAGAATCAATATTATAAATATTTTTTTCAATAATATCTACGTAGTTCAACGGTTCTCTTATCCTCTCAATATTTTGGGGCAATAGCCTTCTACAGCTAAAGCTGAAATCTTTCACATTTATTATCCAATATTTATCTTACTTATAAATCCTTGTACATTTTCTCATAGTACCTCTCCAAATCTTCCCTCATCTGCCCTTTCACTCTCTCCCAATCTCCCTCACTCATCTTCGCCAACAGCGCATGATTCAGTGAGATCACTCCCAGGTCCTTCGAGTAGTACATAAATCTCTTTCTTTCGAACTTTTCAAAGGGATTGGTCAGCATGCTGCTTTTGATCATTTTCCGGTCTTTCAGAGTCTCGGCATTATAAGGGCAGCTGGGGCGATCCACCGGAAGTCCTTTATCGATCCTGTCCTGATAAAAGGCTATGTAATCTGTCAGCACATCCTCGATCTTTGCATCGCCTATCGTGTCCATATGATCGATAAAGGACAGCAGGAACGGCATTTTATAGGACAGTGAATAATCTCTTTCCTCCAGGAATGCAAAAAAGTCATCCCGAACGGTGTCATCGTTATGTTCCTGAATGTTCAGTTCTTTTCTGTATTTCTCTACATCCTCCGGGCTGAACAGGCTGATCTTCTTGCTGCCGAAGGGGAATTCCACCGTTGGTGTAATCTTCCCTTTACGGATCCAGCTGATGATCGTTCCGGTGTTGACGAAGTACTCTCTCGCCAGTTGTTCCTGACTGTAGTAATCCCCATACTTTTCTTCAAAGGTATGAATGTCCACTTCCACGATCCGTTCCACGCGCTCTGTGATGCCATCGATCTCTATCATTTGTCCCGGCAGGTAATCCTGTCTGGTGATATCGCCGAACGGAACATATAATGAGTTTCCGAAGATAGCATGCATACTGCAGGGTTTCACCATGGCTCCGTATTCATCTACCACATCAATGACGAACACATTTTTCTTGATGGATGTCCGGCGCAAACCTCTGCCGATCTGTTGAAGATACAGCACCTTCGACAGTGTTGGGCGCGCCATAACAAGGATTCCGAGTTCCGGATAGTCCCAGCCTTCCGAGATCATATCGCAGGCACAGAGGAAACGTATCTTATGCTCCTTGAACTCCTGCATAACCTTCTCCGGATGTTTTGTATCTCCACTGTAATCCTGCGCTGAGATACCGGCTGCGTTCAGCAGGCGTGCCATCTCTTTGGTATGCGCCTTGTTGATACAGAAGATAATTCCCTGACGTTTTCCGGCATCTCCCTCCGTGAAATAGTCCTTCAGCACATTTACGATCAATTCATTTCGGGAAGTGACACGCACACTCTTCTCCAGATCCGCATTCACATAATCTTTTCCGTTAAAACGGACATGGCTCAGATCAATATTTGTCTCGATCCGGTAGACATTCGCCCTCGCCACAACTCCCTTCTCCATTGCATCCTTCAGAGAAAGCTCTGTTGTATAATTTCCGAAGATTTCTTCCAGTCTCTTTTTATCCGGACGCTGATCCGTCGCTGTCAGTCCTACGAGGAATTCCGGTGCATAGTATTGAATCACCCGCTTTAACATCGGAGCTACCGCGTGGTGCGCCTCTGCTCGTGTCAAGTAAGAAACAAAAAAAAATTAATTTTTTTTATCAATGGGGAACCTTTAGCAAGATTCCCCATGTTACTTCTTTATAATTTTGTTTTCTCGCTATTACTACTGATTATACCATCATCCAGCCTGAAAGTCATCAAAGTTCCATCTGATTTCAATATGCTCATTATCATACACCAACACATAATCAATGAGATATCTGATTACTTCTTCATCAAACTCATCCAACTTACTAAGCTTTGTTAGCTGTTCCTGCTTTGCATCAAGAAAGAGATCCTTTTGCATATCAAGTGTTTCCTGCTTCTCTGTAATCAGACTTTCTATCTCTGCGATTTTCTGCTTAACTTCTGCAGTCTTTTTTGCCATCTGATCACGAGTGATATTTGTTTTTGTATAATCATCGTATATCTCAAACTTTAGCTTTGCATAGTGTGCCTTTGACTTTTTAAGTGATTCGATTTCCCTTTCAAGATTATCTGGACAATTACCGCCATCAGTTTTCAACTCAAATTCCTGCAACTGAGCCAATGCCATATTTCTAGCAATGTCTAGAAGTGTCGCCTCAAGTTCTTCACCTCTAATACGTGACACATGACCGTTGTGGCATCTGTATGAGGATTTATTTCCGTATTTATAAAGTCCCTTACCACATATTCCACAGCGAATATACGATTTACGCCACTTTCCATTTGGTTTTCTCTTCGTCACTTCTCGTCTTGCTATCATCTTGTGAGCAAGCTTGAAGTCTTCCACAGAAACTAATGGTTCATGACAGTTTTCAACAATTATCCAGTCCTCTTTATCTCTCTGCACAACCTGATGACCGGTATCAATATTATCAGCCGTCTTGTTATTGATTACAGAACCAATATAGACTTCATTATATAAAATCTCCATTACTGTACTGGCACTCCACATGTGCTCACCAATATCCCTTTCATAACATCTCTTAACTCCAATCTTTTGGTAATACTCAAATATGCTATCATATCCATTATTATTCAGATAATTTGCAATCTCGGTGTATTTCATGCCTTTAATAGCCAGTTCAAATATCAGCTGGACAACAGGTGCTGTTACTGGGTCAGGCACTAACATATGCTTATCATCTTCACTTTTCTGGTATCCAAAAGGAGCAAATGCAGCAATGTACTTTCCCTGCTTAGCCAACACTGCCTTAGCGGCTCTTACCTTTTTTGATGCATCCTTACAATACAATGCATTCACAAGATTTTTCAGTGCAACACTCATACCTCCGGTTGAACCAAAGCTGTTAGCAGAATCGTAATTATCATTCACGCTGATATATCTTACCTGAAGAACCGGAAATATACATTCCATATAGTTACCAACTTCAAGATAATCTCGTCCGAGTCTGCTGTAGTCCTTCGTCACAATAACCTGAATCTTACCAGCCTTTACCAGATCCATCATTTTTACAAAATTAGGTCTGCTAAAGTCTGCTCCGGAATATCCATCATCTGAAAATTCCATTATGTTGCAGTCCTTTAGTTCAGGCAGTTTCTGGATATGATCAAGCATTAACTTTCGCTGATGGGAAATACTGTTACTTTCCTCATGAGCAGCCAAGTTGTCATCTTCATCTGATAATCTCATATAGAGAGCTATCGTCTTATCCATTGCTGCTCACCTCTCTTTCTTCTGCCACTTTAAGCAACTCCTTTAGGAAATCATCATACAAGAGCTTAACTTCTATATTGCCATCATAAAAAACAATTTCCGATACAAAAGCATCCACAAGCTCCTTTGTAAGTTTTCTTTTAGCCATATATTTATTGACAGTTTCTTCCCATCCTTCATCAATATGAAATTCTTTTTCATACAGACTTCTTCGATGAAGCAATTCAGTAATCTGCGCTTCAATCTCATTTACTCTGCTTTCATATTCTCTCTGATACTGGCACAGTTCTTCCGCAGTGATTAACTGTTCCCTATAATCTTCATACAAACCACTTTTGTTAGCGGTAATTCTTCTTACATCATTTTGAAGTTTTGCTATCTGCTTGGTATAAATATCATATTGAAGAACATTCTCTTTTCTGCTGTTCATCTTCTGAACAAACTTTGTTTTCTCAACACACAAACTCATATGCTGACGGATAACAGAAAAAACACTATCCATAACCTCAGAATAATCATAAGAGTACTTATTTTCACATAGCCTAGCTAATTTTCTACGGTTCTTACACTTATAATAGAACTTTTCTGAATAAGTGTGATGCCTGCCAATCAATACACTGCCTCCACAACAGGCGCATTTTGTTTTATATACCAGAATATTATCCGGCTTATTTGGAACATCAGCTTTAGGTTTTGATGCTTCTAAATGCTTCTTTTTGATATGCTCCATTCTCTCCCTTGTTTTGTAGAAAGTGTCCTTATCAATTATTGGTTCATGAACATTTTCTATTCGCTGCCATGCTGATGCATCTGTTTTAACATTCTTTCTCCCGGTATCAAGAGCCTTCCTTTGCTTTCCATGAACAATATTTCCAATGTAATATTCCCCTTGGAGTATCTCTTTTACATGCGAATAGTGCCATTCTCTTGCTTTTTCAGCAAGTTCAATCTTTCCTGACTTATAGAATCTGTATTTCGGAGGTGAAAGAATTCCTTCGTATTGCAAAGTCTTTGCAATACCAGCATATCCCTTCCCATCCAAAAACATATTAAAAATTCTAACTACATTGTCAGATACCTCTTCATCAATCAAAAGCTTTCTTGAACCATCTGTAGCCCTGTAATATCCATATGGTGGCGTTCCCTCGCTGAAGCCGCCCTGTGCCCAAATACTATGCTTTCCGGTCTCTACTTTCTTTGAAAGGTCTTTGGAATAATATTCGTTCACAATATTCTTAAACGGTACGGATAAATCAGTTCCCGGTCTTGCAGTATCAAAATCATCTGTGATAGCAATATATCTCACATCAAGAAAAGGAAATACCCTCTCAATGTAGTTGCCTGCTTCCACATAATTTCTGCCAAGTCTGCTAAGATCACGAGTAATAACAGTATTGATTTTGCCTGCCCGGATATCATGAATCATACGGTCAAATTCCGGTCTTTCAAAAGTTGTTCCTGTAACAGATATATCAGCATACACACAAACTTCTACCATATCATCCTGCCCATTAATAAACTCTCTGATATATGCAATCTGTGTATCTACAGTATCTCTTTCCTTATTCGCCTCTGATTCGAATGAAAGTCTCGCATAGATTCCAACCTGATATGGTTTTGCCTCCTTATCCAGGCTTAAAACTGCTTTTGTTGTCAGATTGTCAGTTGGCTCTGCAACTGCAATCGGCGTATTTTTTCTACTCTTTCTTGCCATACTACACAGCCTCCTTTAATCTGATATTCAGTTTTCCCGTACTGTCCACTTCAACAAAATGTCCCTGACTTTCTATTACATCAAGACATTCCTTGTAGCAGTCATCAAAGTCAAACACTACTTCAATGTGATTCTTATCAAATACCTTTATTTCACGGATAAGAGATACAACCACTTCCCTCGTGAGTTTCTCAATGTTTTTATGTTCCGTAAAATAATCAAGCCATACAAAGCCTTTGCTCTTACGATTCAACACATCATCCATTTCCAATTCAATCTGATGAATAGCAATCTCAGCATTCTTTTTTCTCTGCTCATATGCTGCATGAAGTTCCTTGTAATCTTCCTTTGAAATAATACCATCCTTCATATCCTCATAAAGCATTCCTCTGAGATCTGCACATCTGTCTACTTCTGCCTGTTTCTTTTCACGCCTTTCCTCAAGCTTTTTCATATCAAGCTGCTGAAACGGCACGTTGCCGATAAAAGAAAGAATTCTTTTAAGGTCAATCATGTTATCAATGTGTGTCTGTAAAAGCTCTAGCACCACTTCTTCCAACTTATCCGTGGAAATTCTGTGGGAACTGCACTGCTTTGAATCCTTATGGGTTGCACACAGATAATAGGCATAAGTTTTACCACCCACTTTTGAAGTTTTTCTTACCATGGGAATCCCACAGCCGCCACAGGTAACTACCCCTGACAGCGGATAAACTTCCTCTCTGTCCGGTGATGTTCTTGTATCCATTGCAAGCAATCTCTGTACTACTTCAAAATCCCTGTCCGTGATAACCGGCTCATGGTTCTTTTCAATCCTTATCCATTCGCATTTTTCTTTGATTATGGTCTTTTTGACCTTGTGATTCGGTGTTGTCTGTTTTCCCTGTACGAGATTACCTATATAAACCTCATTTGTAAGGATTCTCCTTACCATGACTGAAGTCCACTCCGACTTTTCTTTTGTCTTAAAGCATGTCTGATAATTGCTTCCTGTGCTTGCTTTATACTCAGCCGGTGGAAGTATTCCTGATGAATTAAGTTCACATGCAATTGCATCCTGACTTTTTCCATGCAACTTCATTCTGAAAATATCTTTCACAACATTTGCTGCATATACATCAATTTCCAGTTTGTGCTTATCTTTATCATTCTTTTTGTATCCATATGGCACAAATGCCGTGATTACATCTCCCTGCTTTCTCTTAATTTCAAGATGTGAACGTATCTTAATTGAAATATCACGACAGTAAGCATCATTAATAAGATTTTTGAATGGAATAATAATCTCATCTGACTGCGACTTTGCCTCTCCGGAATCAATACCATCATTGATTGCAATAAATCTTACTCCCATAGCAGGGAATAATCGCTCAATATACATACCTGAATCTATATATTCTCTTCCGAATCTGCTCAGATCCTTAGTGACAACGCAATCAATTTTGCCTTTCTTAATATCTTCAAGCATCATCTGGAATGCCGGTCGCTCAAAATTAGAGCCGCTGAAACCATCATCAACATACTCCTGCACAACCTCAATATCATTTTTGTTTTCGAGAAAATCTCTAATCAGTGATTTCTGATTTGCGATACTGTTACTCTCAGTTTTTTCATGTGAAGCAACAGCGCCATCTTCCTTCGATAAACGAACATAGATGGCTGCATGATAGATCTTTTTGATCTGACTTATCTGACTCATATGCACATCCTCCTATTGTTGTTTAAGTTAGAAGATAACTTTTCAATAAGGTGATATGCACTAATTTAGAATTTTTATACCAAAAACATCATAGCACATATCACTTTGAAATTCCACCACAAATTTTCAGACATTCAAAAGCAGATTTTCAAATGCCTGTTCCATCGACAGTCCATTATTCGCAAAGCTTACCTTAATCATCATACTTCCACGACGCAGCATATATGGATTTCCCACCTGTTTTAAGAACTGTGCCTGCCTCTTACTCTGTGGCTGATTTTTATCTATTTTAATTTTTCTAATATCAGTCAGATCTTCTATTTTTACATTGTTAAAATCCACATCTAATAGTGCTCTGTATTCTTCTGCTGTCATAAAATCTATCCCCCCTTTCAGTAAAAATGCCACCCATAAAATACAGGTGGCTATGTAACCCGGAGCAA